CCTCGTGTGTTCTCTGCTGATATATTAGGTGATGATACAGTTGCATCTTTTGTACCTACTATAACTGCCACTGATACTTTTTCAGGTGAAATAACACTAGATGGTACATATAAGTACTCATGTTATTCACATTACGAAGGAATGTGTGGCGTTCCACTTATAGCATCATATGCCAAAGGTGCCAGCATTATGGGAATCCATTTTGCAGGTTCCGCTGGTAGCGGTGATTGTTATGCGGCTATTTTACACCAGCATAGTGTAATAGAAGCTATAGACGACATTACGTCTTCTGTTCCCTATTTGCCAGTGCCTTCATCTGTCTCAGTGTCAACTGAATCTTTATTAGATCCAGTTAGAAAAAGTGCTTTTAGATTTGAACCTTTACCAGGGGTTCAGTACTTTGGGAAATTGCCTGGAAATATTCTGATGAATAAGAAATCAGCAATTGTTAAAACTGCAATACATGACCGTGTTCCAGAATTTTTGACAAAACATTTAGGATATGTTCCTACTGTAAAGTATGGACCACCACAAATGAAGCCCAAAATTGTTGATGGAGTATATGTTTCTCCATATAACATGTGCCTTAAAGCAATGTCTCACAAACGCCCGGCATTAAAACTGGACGTTATGGAAAAAACTGTTGATTGCATTACGAAACACCTCATTGAAGAATTGGAAAATAAGGGAGTTACAGAATTACAGCCGATAGATATCGAGTCCGCCATTAATGGTGTAGAACACGATTGTTTTTTAAGAAGAATTAATGCTAATACTTCTGGCGGATTTGGCTTTCCTGGTAAGAAGGACACATACATCCCCATTTATTCAGTAGATGAGAAAGATGAAACTATATATAGGGAACCTACCGAAGATCTTAAAGAAAGGGTTTTTACTATTCTTAATGATTATGTCGATGGTATAGGTCACAATATATATTATAAGGGACATCTTAAAGAAGAAGCTAGACCCTTGGGCAAGAAAACACGAATGTTTTACATCGCTCCTCTGGACGACTTAGTCGTATCCAGGATGGTTTTGTTTCCTATTTTTTCTCTTATGATTGAGCATTGCAAAATTTTTTGTACTGCTATTGGGGTTAATACCCATGTTGATGCCGACGGAATGGCTAGAGATATTTTAGATTTTTCTGACAAGTCTTTTGTTGGTGATTACAAATATTGGGATATTCATAATCTTGCCGATGTAGGCGCAGCAGCTAACAAAATTATACATTCAGTATCAAAGCACTTTGGAATGAATGATAAAGCGTTAAAAGTGTTAGATGGGTACTTGGGTGATGAATTGTATCCAATAATTGAAATGTTGTTGGACGTTTTCATGGTACCAGGCATGGTTACGTCAGGTAAGTACGGAACCGCAGAAATGAATTCTCTTAGGAATCTTGTTAATGCAGTTTATATTTGGTATGACACACCAGCCTTACAAAATAAAGATTTTTTTAAATTTTGTTTGCCCATTACTTATGGTGATGATATCATGGTAACAGTAAAAGATGAAGTTATTGATCACTATAATGGTACCACTTTCCAAGTGGCACTACGTGAGAAATTTAACATGACTTTTACCGCTCCTGATAAATCTCCGATAGTTGCGAAATATGTCGAATTTAATGAACTAGATTTTTTAAAAAGACGATTCGTGTATCGTGAGGATTTGCAACGATATGTTTTAATATTGAGTGAAGAATCATTGTACAAGACTTTGTCTTGGACTTTGCCTTCTCGATCTATTAGTACTATCGAGCAGCTCTTATCTTCCTCGGGTTCTGTACTAAGAGAAATGTACTTTTACCTCGAAGCTGATAAGTATGAAGATGCCAGAAATGACTTAATTGATATGATCATTGAAGCGTTTCCTATGGCAGATCGAAGTGTTATTAGTGATTCTTACCCTAGGTTTGATGAAATTAGTAATCAACTATTTGGTATTGGACTAAGCGACTCTATCTTTTTGGAGGAAAAAGATGAATTGCGACCAATAACAGAGAACGGGATGCGTGTTCACGCATATGGTTCTAGCGCCCTTATAGGCTGTACCACACCTCCTAAGCACCTTAAACCTGAGCGAGTTTATTGTGTCGAAAATTTACAGCTTGCTGAAATGAAGCGAGAGGTGAGTGTTGCCTCTATTAAAGAAAAACACTTGGAAGGCAAGAATGTGAGTGACATGGAAGTCATTTACAGAGAAACGCTGCGTGATGTAGCCGATCTTAAAGCGTCGAGTTTGATTACTGGCGATTTAGAATCGTATCGTTCTAGAAAACAATGGTTTACTGACTCGCGTACGAGGCGTGAACTAAAACAGAAAATGCCTGTTTTAGCGCTAGAAGCTAACGTTGCCGCCACTATGATAGTTATTGATCGTTTGAAACGGAAATCAATTATTCATGATGAAATCAAAACCGAATCAGGTGTTGATGGAGAAGTCAGTGACGGCGTTATTTCTTCCAGTGTTATGAACACTGTTGAAAACTTTATTGAAGTTGGAGGAACTGAATCAAAGGAAATAGATTTAGGTTACTCTAATTTGTCTGAAGTTTACGCTATGGCACCTTCTCTTGGAATGGTTCCTGACAGACCTGTAGAATTGTTTACAGCTCAAATTGCTGTAGGAACTAGCTTATCCGCTCAAATTGATGTGTATGATCTCATTAGTTTGAATCCAGTTGTGCGCTCAAAATTTAGAAATTTTGGTTATGCCAAAATGAATTCTAAAGTTAGAATTAGTGTTTCTGGAACGCCTTTTCATTCTGGACAACTGATTGTAGCGTATATTCCTTATGCTGACAGAGTCGATGGTCTTCAAGCATTGATCTCACGCTTTGCTTTTGATGCTACTTCGCGGCCTTGTTTACTAGCGTATTTGAGCCAGGCTTATGGAGCTCAGCTTATTAATGTTAATGAGAACAAACCTACAGAAATCTCTA